TTGGAATACTTTTATTCATAACACTACTGAAAATGATTTAAGTGTAGCAAATTTTATAACAGGCATAGCAGTTTTAAATAATTTCGACGTTTTAAATGATGCTCGAAATAGTTGCAATAAAATACGATAAATATCACTATGAAATGGTTGTACAGCGGGTACGCAGTAGCAGTATCTATAGTATTGTTACTCGCACTAAGGGTAGTAGATCCTACGCCATTACAAAGTTTACGTGGTCAAGTTTTTGACAGTTATCAACAATTAGACGAAATTAAGCAAAGTGATAATGTTGTTTTAATAAACATTGGCGAAAAAAGTTTAGCAAAATACGGACAATATCCTTTCCCCAGACAATATTATGCACAACTTGTAGTTGACCTTGCTACAAAAAATAGTGGCCCTATAGGATGGACTATAATGTTTCCAGAAAAAGATAGATTTCAAGGAGACGATAGTTTTGCTAGTATTCTTAATCAAAACTTAGTAAATGTACCTGGTGCAAGAAAAAATCCTGTAAACTATAATATATTAAGTCAAACACCAAGTGTTAAAGGCATAAAGTCAACAGGACCTCATATAGGCACAGGCACAATAGGACCTGTACCTGCAAAAGATTATTTGCTTACATGGCCTAACCTAGTAACTAATGTTCCTATGTTAGAAGTAGTAAGTAATGGTAAAGGAGTTTTAGCATCTGCACCACAACCAGACAATCAAACTAGAACATATCCACTTGCTATTACTGTAGGAGATAAAATATATCCTAGTTTTGCAGTCGAGATGTTGAGAGTACATACTGGTAAACCTAGTTACATGATTAAAACATCTGAAATAGGAATACAAGCGGTTGCTGTACCGCCTTTTGACCCTATAGTAACACAACCTAACGGTACTGCTTATATACGATTGAACAATCAGTGTGAAGAAATAGAATATGAAGGTGCAGAAAGCATTCCTGATTTAATGGGTAAATGGGTAATAATAGGTGTAACAGCAGAAGGTGTTGCAAATCCTGTGCCTACACCAAGAGGAAATTTATATCCTCAACATATACAAGCACACATGCTACAAAACTTTATAGATGGTAGTAATATAACAAGAAGTCAGTTAAGTGCTATCATAGAGCTTCTTGTAGGGTTATTGACTATGGTTCTTGTTGCTTTAGCAGTATATAGATTACCATTGCTTTTAACAGCACCTATGGCCTTAGCAATATTAGGTGGCATAGGATATTATAGTGTTTACAAATATACAAGTAGTTTAGTATTATTAGATGCAACTTTTCCTGTACTTGCAGGCTTTTTAATATTTACACAGGCGGCATTCAATAACTTTTACAAGCAGTTTAAATTACGTGAGCAAATTAAAAAACAATTTGAACATTACCTTGCTCCAGCAATGGTTAAAAAGTTACAAAAGAATCCAGAACTATTACAGTTAGGCGGCGATACAAAAACAATGACATATCTGTTTTCAGACATTCGTGGATTTACTCCTATATCAGAACAATTTAAAACCGACCCGCAAGGCTTAGGTAAACTTATTAATAGATATATGACACCAATGACTGATCTGGTTATGCAAAAAGAAGGGACTATAGACAAATATATAGGTGATGCCTTAATGGCAATTTGGGGAGCACCACTAGATATAGAAAATCATGCTCAGTTGGCAGTAGAAACAGCACAGGAAATGGAAGTAGAGTTAGCAAAATTAAATAAAGAGTTAAAAGCAGATGGTCTTATGGAGTTAGGTGTTGGTATAGGTATTAACACAGGTGATGCAGTTGTAGGTAACATGGGAAGTAATCAACGTTTTGATTATACTGTATTAGGAGATAGTGTAAACTTGGCGGCTAGATTAGAGGCACAAACAAAAGAGTATGGTGTATTTTTTATGTTTACAGAGCATACACTTAAACAATTAAAACAACCTGCAGGATTAGTTACATTAGATAAAATTGCAGTAAAAGGGCAAACAGCACCTGTTACAATATATACTATACTTAAAGATGTAAAGCAAGTAAGAGTTATCAACAGAATGGTTGATGCATATCAAAACAGAGAATGGGCCGAGTGTGCTCATCAGTTACAGGTAATGAGAGAGCATAATTGGAATCCTGTTTTAACAGAATTATATGCAGAACGTATTAAACAGCCTATGCCACAAGGCGATTGGGACGGTGTAGAACGTAAAACAACTAAATAGTAGTATGAAAAACTTTTTACACAACATAGCACAGAAAGGTAAATCTGCTTTAGCATGGTTAGGACAACTGGCTTACAATGTTTATAAAGCAATAGCAAAATTCATTTTCAAACTTCTCTATGAAGAATATGAATTAACAGTTTGGTATCTCAAAGATTCAGTAAGAGATAAAGACGGCAATATTACAACTACACGAACAAGTAAAAGATATTTGCTTAAAAAGATTTCTAAAAAGACTCCAAAACATATTAAAGGAAAAGATATGGAAGGAAGAGCATTTGAAATTAGAACTGTTGAACCATTTGATTATCAAATAAGAAAAATATATTAATTACTCATCTGGCGTCCAAGTTTTTAGTCCCCTAAAGAATTTATAATAATGTCTGAAATCTTGAAGTTGTTGTTTAGCATGAAACATTTCAAGTGGCACGCCGTCATTATGTTTTACAAGAGGAAAATAATATCTTTTTATAATTCTTTCTAACTTGCCTATATCTTTACCTAAAGCATCAAGTATAATATCATTATATTCTTTATCACATACAAGATCTACTAACCAATAGTGGTACGGGTGCTCAGGATTAAATCTCCTGATCACGTCTCTAGTCTGGTAATACAGAGCTCTTACCGGATTCATACCTGGCCTGTATAGATTCATTATTTCTTTGAATCTAAAACTTTCATGTTCCGTAGACTTATTCTTTACAACTCTAGCATAATCTTTTTTCATTGCATTTTTTAAGGAGTCTAAATTCTCATCTATCTTTTCGTGATACTCCTTTAAAAGTTTATCTGCTATCTTTTGGTACTTTTTAGGTAATTTATCATAGTACTGATTTTTAATCTCCTCTATGTCCCAGGTACCTTCTAGTAATGTATGTGGAATAGTTGTAGTTCGTTCAAACTTGTCTAAGTCGTTCTGTATTCGCAAGACCATAAAATCTATTACTTCGCCTTTGCTCATATGTATATTTATTCGGAATGAATTTTAAGAATAGTATGCAGTTTTTCTGTGCCTCTATTGTAGGATAATGTAACTCTTGCGCCATTATGCAATGGCTTAGGCCATTGGCCAATGTTTACCCAGGCGTATCCGGCACTCTCTCCGTTTAGTTTAGGTGGTTGAAATTCTTGATCAACGACATACACAAAACTATAGTAGTAAAACTTTTTATCTTTGCTTTGATAAACATCTAAAGGATTTAGTTTTTGTAGTTCTGGAACGAACCCAATTTCTTCTGCTAGTTCTCTTTTAATACATTCATATGGAGTTTCATCTTTTTCTATAATGCCTCCCCAAAACCCCCAGGTATGATTGAATCGTTTGTTGCCTTCTCTTAATTGCAACATACATCTTCCTGTGTCTTTGGCGAGGAATAAAACTCCTGCCGCCGTTGTATTCATTATAAACTAAGTCTCCAAAATCCAGGATTGTATTCTCCTTCATAACTACTTATCCAGGCTTTACCTGTCCATTTATATTGTTTGGAAGTAAATGAGTTATTTAGGTAATGAATATCACTAGAACTAGCACTAGCATCAAATACTACAGTCCATGCAGAACCGTTATATTGAATTATATCATTCTCTCCGGCATCTACGTCCCAATTAGTGTATCCTGATTTTGTGATTTCCTCTGTAATTAAATATCTTTGTCCATTAGATGCGGCCGCTAAAGTACCGTCTCCAGGGTAATTTGATCTTGGATCTATAATTTTATCCACAGCAGAAAGTGTATTTGTAGGTAGGGTGTCTGTATCTAAATTAAAAATTAATGATGTATCACTTGTTGGATTTTTAGTTACTGTACCATACACCAAGTTTAATAAATTATCTGAGTCTCCGCTAATATTTAATTTAAGTAAACTTGTTGATCTTATTTCTCCAAGTTGTTCTATTATACTAGACCATTTAACTTCTGTACCATCTTGTTCTACTAATGTAGCAGTAGAACCTATAACTTGTACTTTATAATCACCTGGTGTTGTAACTATTTCAAATGTGTCTTCTATAGAGCCAAAGAAGTCTGCATAATCTTGACTATAACCTAGTTCAGAAATATCTGATACTGAATGAACATTGTTAATAATTTCTTGTATAATTGTTTGTCTTTTAACTTTTGCTGGTGGACTTATCCAAATAGGTAATGCGAATGTTAAAGTTGATATATCTAAATTTTCATCTACACCTGCTGGGATACCTCTACTACTCCAAGCAATATCCGTAAGTTCAACTTCAAACACACTTGTCCAATCTAAAGGATTACTATTAGACTGTAACTGTATGCTTGGATTAAATAAAACAAATATTTGTTCTAATACTTGTAGTTTAGTATCAGTATTAGTAGTCCAAATATCAACATTAACTGTTAAATTATATGGAACAGGCATATACCTTTGTGTTGAGTATAAGTTTCCTTGTTCTGAAGAATAACTCCCTGTTTCTTTATTAAATTCTCTTTCTGCTATTTGATTTGTATCTACAAAGAAGGGCTCTGCTATTCTATCTCTTGCAGGCTGAATACTTTGTATAGTAACACTTATAAACGGAGCACTATTAATAACGTTTTCAGAATTGTTACGCAATATATTTGCTACCATCCTACTAGCATCACCATATCTTGCTGGAACACGATTGTAACTTACGCCGTCTTTTGTGTATTCTCTAACTTTAAAGTTTGAGAAAATTCTAATGACCTGAAGTAGATAACGTTTTATCTGTTCGTCATACCAATAATCTAAATTCTTTCCTGCCATTAGTTGTCTGTCCTAGGTTTAATGACTTTACTTAAATTTGTTTTTTCATTTACATCAGTGCCATCGCTTTCGCTAGTTATATTATCGTTATTGATAAATGTAGCAAGTATTCTGTTTGCCGCTGACCAAGCCTTACGTCCATCTGAACCTACGTTTAACCAACGTGTTCCTGATTTTTTAAATAGTCTATTTGGACTAAAGTCTGTTCTTAAGAAATAATCACCATCACTAGTTCCACTGGTTGGGAATGTTTCTCCACTACCAACTAAACTTAATCCGTTTACTGGTGTTCCGTCTGCTCCACCAAAGTCTATACTTGGTTTATCAGGAACTGTTTCATCAAAATATAAGTGTGTAGTATTTCTAAATTGTGGGTCAAAAGGTACGTCCTTTTCTGCCTGCTCTAGTATTTTGTCATTTATATTAATATCATTTGCGTATGTACTAATTAAGTTTCTTAAATCTTCTTCCTCTTCACCTGTACCAAGAATATCTCTGTATTCTTGTGAATCTGTAATTGGACCTAATTTTACTCTCCAAAGATGCGGCCACCAACGAGGGTCGTAACCTTCTGCTGGCCTACTGGCATCTGTAATTACATAATATCTATTAATTGCATCTTCACTACCCAAAAGTAAATCATCTCTTAAATGTGGTAATTCTAATACATCACCTGCCATTAATTTTCTGCCTACTGCTGAAACCATGCTTTCTATATGAAAATTCATAAAGAGGGTATCATTTGCTAGAAACATACCAAACTGTGTTAAATCAAATGCATCACTATCGCCTAAGTTATATTGGCCACGTAATTCGTAAATATCTTTATCATACTTTCTATCTCTGTTTTCTAAAAATAGTAAGTCTTGTATAAAAACTTCTGTATCATTTGCCGCACTACTAGGTCTAGTAGGGTCTCCTTCGTCTGGAGTAGTATGTACACCTAAGTATTTGTGAACATGTACACCGGTACCGCCGGCATAAAGGTGCTCTCCGACTATTCTGTCAGTAAAGTTGTAGTCATTAGTTTTGACTGGATTCCATAAACTTAATTTAGGCATACTACTATTTATCGCCTTTACAAATCCTATCGTAAAGTAATTAACAACATATTTAATTGCGATAAATATTTTGACGGAAAGGTGGCTGAGCGGCTTAAAGCACTTCCCTGCTAAGGAAGAGTACGGGTAACTGTACCGAGGGTTCGAATCCCTCCCTTTCCGCCAGGAAAAATTATG